CCGTGCAACTATCTTTTCCCCATCAAAAGAGAACACATTACAGGTGATGTCGTATGGGCTTGTTCCACAATGGAACTTCTTGCCATTAAAAAACATTGTCTTTGCACCGCCTATAAACTCCCAAGAGGCATACGGTTCTGGGGTTGTGGCTGGGAAGTAAAAATCTATATCGTTGTATTCCTCACCCCTAATTAGATAGTCCCTAACAAACCCACCACAAAACAAACCGCCAGCCTTAATGATTTCAGTCAGCTTCTCTTTCACTATTTATAGTTATGTTTGTTGATGTGTTGTTGTAAATTTGCGGTCCGCCAGAATTATCATATATGGTAAATGGGTACTGGTTTCCATTGATTGTAATTGTTGCTGTATAGCCAGTATCATTCCCGCCAAAAATATTAGACCATTCAAGATAGGAATAATATCCACCAGATCGCAAAAGGACTATTCCTGGATAATAAAGGTCATCCCTTAAAACAATACCACCACCAAGTATCTGAAAATAGATATAGTCTTGGAAAAAATATGGGCCGGGATTTGTGGCTTCTGGAAGTGTTATTGAAAATGTGCCAGATTGTCCACTAGCCTCTATTGTTGGAGCGCAACAAAGATCGCTCATCTTGTTTAGGTCTCCACCAGGAGTTAGGATTGTGTCTGTGCTTCCAGTGACGGTGGCTCCAGTGTCCTCCCGAAGGGTGTTCCAGGTTTCTATAATACGAAAAGATTTAGCCTTCCAATATAAGGCCATTGCATCCTCAAGAGACATTCCAATTGGATACGCTGTTCCATCCCCAATATTACCAGCGCCTTCATAAATACAGAATGGGAAATATCCACTTCCGCTTGCGTGCAAAAAAGCCATAGGATTTCGTTAGGGCATTAGCCCAAGTTCAATATCCGATGACGGTGACTCTGAATGTTGTTGCGTTTTGTGTCTTTCCACTTCCAGTCACATTTAGGGCATCAATATGAATTTGATTAGCAGTAACAACGTGACCACTAAAAGCAAGTCCTTCCTCAACATCCGATGGCAACCCAAGCAAAACAATGTCATTTAATTGGCATCCAGTAATTACAATTGTTTTAGAAACAACATTATTGGATTGAACTAGTCCAAATGTGGTATAAGTTATTGCCGTGAGAGTCCTTGGAGATTGCGGCAACACTCCATAGGTAGTCGAGCCACTTTGTAGCAAGCCTAGATTTACCAGATTTGTTACAACATTTGGCTGGTTGGGCTGTGTTACTGGGGTAGAGCCAAAGAAGGCAAGTTTTGAACTTGTGCTAACGCCAATCTTTGTCCCAGTAGTTGTGCCAACGCCAAGGTTATATCCGTCTGTGATTGTTACGGCTGTTCCAGATAGATCGAGAATGGTAGAGCCAGTTCCAATGGAACTATTTTGCCAATCCAGGAATACTGAACCACTAGAGTTGTAGAGTTTGCGGTTGGTTGCATCAACATTGGAAGTTGAATCTTCAACAAAAAGTGCATTGGCTTCTGCCTTAGTGTAGTACGATGCCTGGTCTGCTGGAACTACAGCCCCTGTGGTGATAAGGTCACGGCGAACACTGATTGTTCCCTGGTAAACCGTCTTGGGGGTTCCGCCCTGGGTAAGCTCAATTTCAATGGTGGGTGTAATGGTATCTGTTCCAGCTTCAGCAAAAAGCTCATCGAGCTCGGCCGTGGCCATTGTGACAGACGCCACAAGATAACTTCCATAAATAACACCAGTAGAATCAAGAACCAATTGATAGGGCAAAGCCTGGGAGCCTAGAGACCTAACAAATGAAATAGAGTAATCTCCAGCATTGTTTCCAGAGTCCACAGAAACATTGTTGGCTCCAATTCCAGTGACTGCTGTTAGGGCTTCTGCAAAGCTTGCGGCACTAGAACCAATTGGAATGGCTGTGGTAGTGTTGTTGTTATATGACAGAATAACTGAACCACCCTCTGCGTCTGCACCAATAGCAAGGTTGTAGGTTTCATTCCTTGGAAATGTGGTTGAACCAATTTGAGTTCTTGCCAGGGAGACAACACCAGAAACAGAAGATGCAACAAATGAATCTGAATATACTGCTGGATTTCTGCGAAGCTTAACCACCTGCTGGGCTTCCACGCTAGGTGCAGGGTAGCGGCGGGTGCTTATGATAACTGAACTAGTTGGGAAAAGAGTGAAGCTTGAACCACCAAAAGACATGGCAGTATTGGGCTGAGTTGCGGTCAGTAGGTAGGCATCTGGCTCCAAGCCATAAATAGTGCAAGTAGAAACATTGTTTGAAACTGCTGTAAAAATCCTGGATGCAACCGTAGCCTCATCTGAACTCCAGGTAATGGCATTTGAAGTTACAGAGTTGATCACAAGCTTAAAGGCTCCATCACTGGGGCCGTCATCAATCCCGCCAATGCCAAGCTTAATTGAAGAGCCCGTTGTATCTAAATCTCTAAGAAAACCAGTTGTGTCTCTCTCTTGTAATCGAACCCGCAGGTTATAAGAGTCGTTGCGGGTAAGAGTTGGGAGGGCTCCATTCCTGGCTGAACCTGCGGCAACCAAGTTTCCGTTGGTTACATCAATAAAAATGTCTAAACTTTGAGCCATTCAAGTGTTCCCTTATGTCAATTACTCTTCCTCAACTGGCTTGCCAAATACAAGAATTTGGTCTGGTGTTCCATTTGAGCATACATTGAGAGTAATGGCTGTATATCCGGCAACACTGCCTACACCACCACCAGAGATTTCAAAACCGTTCTCTTGCTCTTTAATGGTAATTCCAGAACCAGCCAAAGGCTTTGTGCATTCAATCCTTCTTATTAGCTTATTGAAAAATGACTTCGTGAGAATGCTAGTTCCTTGAAGCTCGTTAAGTTGTTGTTCTCTCATCTACACTACCTCTAACTGAACGCCCCTTGAGTGCTTATGGCAACTTGCTGTACTTCGTGATAGGTATTTCTAGCAATTAGAAAAAGCCCTCTCCTATCACAAGACATTGATAAAACACAATATCCACTATATTGAACAAATGCACCGCTACCAAAACTAGTTTTCGGGCCACTAAAGAATGCTTGTCTTGGGTCACGAGGCATTGTTGTTCCGTTAATAACTGAAGGCATTTTAATTACATTACTGAAGATTTGTATTGACCCCAAGCCAGTATTTTGAGCAAGTTGCCCAGCCATAAACTCTGTCTCGCTTACATCAGTCACATACTCTGCCTCAATAACCAATGGCGGCCCGTACACGCCCTCGCCAGCCGTTGGGATAAGCCTTACAATGGGTGGAGGCAATCCAGTGGATGTAGTTAGCCCCACAAATGTAACAAGCATTTGAGTAATACCGCCGTCTTGCTCCTCTGTATTTACAGACTCTACAACCATTCTAGAGTATTTCTTTGTAGAGGATGAGAACGCAGAATGGAGTGTGTCCTTCTCTGGAACTATTAAATCTCTGTTCTCTGTCTTAATAGCATAAGCCTCTATGATTGTTTCTAGGCCATTGGGTTCTTTGTTGAAGTTCTGTCTTTGCAGAACCTTTGCTGTCGTGGACGAGTTAAGGGATGAGCCAACGATTGAGAATCCCATATTATTGCACCAGGGTTCCAGACTTCATAAGATCAACTAATTTCATAATTGCTTGATGGGTCTCATCGCTTAAACTGCTTTTTTCTTGCCCAAGATATCCCTGGGAAAACAGCCCAGGTGCTTGGGCTTCCATGCCCTTTGGGTTAGCCCTTTCTTTTTCAAATCTAGATAGTGCATTCATGCTGGCTAGTCGTGCTGGGTCAGTTTCAAGCATTCCAGCTTGAATTCTTTCTCCCAATGAAGGCATCTCAGCGGCCGCTTGCTGTGCGGCAACCCTTTCTCTCATGCTTTGTGCTGTAACTGGTGGAAGTCCAGCCTTTTCTCTTTTAAGATTTTCTGCCCCAGCCATTTCATTGAAGAAATTTTCTTGTGTCTTGAAGTCCTCGCTCTTAACTTGCCTTGCCCTTTTCTTCCTTTCTGTGTCTAGGGCTTTTTGTCCCCCCCTGGTAACCCCCAATAATCCACCGCCAAGATTGGATTTATTTTCAAAGTCTTTCTCTGCCTGGGCGTCTTGTTCGGCTATCTTTTGAGCCGCCTTTCTCGATGCTTCTGCAACTTGTCTATTTGCCTCTTCCGCCGCCTTTATCTTCTCTTCTTGTGCATCCTTAAAATCCTTAGCACCCTTCTCAAACAATGCATCCTCTTGCTTAATGAGATTATCTGTAATTTTGATTGAAAGCCTTGCAGATTCTTCATCATTCTTCTTCTTCTCCTCAAAGATTTTTTTATCAGCTTCCGCCTCTTTCTTGAGTCTTAATGCCCTCAGCTTGTCTGCCTGTTCTTCCCTGGCAAGATTGGCCATCTCAAGCTTTTGTTGTGAAGTAAGTGCATCATTAGCCTCAATCTCTCCAAGCTTTTTCCTTGTCTCAATGTTGATCTTAAAGACTTCAGCCATTTCATCATCCAAATCCATGATGATTTTCTGCTGGGCAATTCTTTCTGCCTCTTGCTTTATGAGTTTATCACCAAGAGAAATTCTGGTTTCAACTGCCTTTTCAAAAGCTTTGGCCGCTTTGTCTGCATCATCATTAAAGAAGAACGCGGCTATGGAGTTCATTGCTCCTTGGCCTCCGATTGCCGCCTTGCTTTCATTGATGGCATTAGTAAGGGATTGCATCTTTTGCGTGGTTCCCTGGATGCTGTCTCCAGCTTTTGCCCCAACAGCCTTGTTCAGTGTCTCTGCAAGTTTATCTGATTCCTCTTGGGCATCCACCAGCCCTCTAGTCATTTTATCAATTGCAAGATAGGCGGCCACCCCAAAGCCACCAAAACCAGCCGCACCAGCTAAGCCCTTAACTACCTTGCCCAAAGACAATCCCCTTGCCCCAGCCTGTAGTATGCTTTTGGCAAGACCATCCATGCTTACACTTGCCCTCTGGGATTCAGCCCGAAGACTTGCCAGGTATGCTCTCAGACTATCTACATTTTTGGCAGACTTCTGTGTATGGACAAGAAGCTCTCCTTCTGCAATCTTCTTCATGACATTAGGCTTTTGTCAGCCCTCTCCTGTATTTTTCTGAATATATAGACCATCATATCCTGTGTCTCTTCATCCACTGCCTTTTGCAGTGCTGTATTTAGCCTGGATTCAATAGACACCGGCCCTTTTGCAAATGTCCTGGGGTTGGCTGTTGAGTAGAAATATGCCCTCATAGTTTCACCAGGAGTTGCCCTTACGCCGCCACCAAAGCTGGCCGTTCCCTTTTTGCCCTTTAATTTTGCGGAGTCTTTGGCTCCACCTGCTTGCTTAAAAACTCTCAATGCTGGCAACCATCCAGACTTCAAATACCCAACTGCACTTCCCAGGGCTTTGAATGTTTTCCTTATGTATGCCTTCATTGATGCCCCACCCAATCCACCACCAGGAGGGTTCCCTGTTGGCCTTCTGCCCATCCTTATGTTCCTTCTATAATTGGCTATTCTATACCCATCCATGGTTCCGTGGACAACTTTCTGCCTTGGCCTTGAAATCCTGGTTATGCCTGTTTTCTTGTTTGTTGTTGCCCTCATTACCGTTGCACTCCTAGAGAATAACGATCTTAGAGCCCCCAGGCTGGCCTTTTCTGTATTTGCAATGGCCTTCATGAGGATGTTGGCAGAACGCCTATTAAGCTCATTGGTTATATCTTTTCTGGCCAGGGGAACATACTGCTCCAGCCTTCTTTCGAATTGCCTGGTATCTAGTTTGAAGCTCATAAGCCTAATTGTTTTTCAATGTCTTTAATGTTGGCAGTATCTAAATAACCCCTCCTTCTCAACTTAAAACCAGACATCCACAGGTGAACATGGTTTGCTTGGTTTAATAAGCTGATTGGAAGCTCCCACATAATATAGTCAATACTCCAGCCTGTTCTTTGTGCCAACGAGAATACAGATGCCGCTATTCCAGTTGGCAGTGTTAGTTTCCCTGGGTTGTTGCCCCTGGGGTTGGGATAGGCTCAACCTGCCCCCTGCTTGCCTCATCAAGAATGGATGCAACAAGATTGCTTGCATCCTCCCTGTCTGAATCTGTTTTGTCTGCAATCCAATCAAGAATAGATTCTCTGAATAGGTCTTTATTCCAACAAAGCTTGATTGCCTCTTTTCTATTCTTCTGAATCTGAATATGAAGGAACACAAAAGCCCAGACAAAGAATGCAGTTGAATCCTCATCACTCCTAGCCTGTATCATCAGAAGCCTGGAGCCCTCTGTATATGGTGCAAGGGATTCTCCCTTAAACTGCTTTTGTGGAGCCACAAAGGCTGATGCTAATGCTTCTTCTAGGATGTCGTTCATATATGTCTTAAAAGTGCCTTCTTTCTTTCTGGGCTGGCATTCTCCGGCACCATGAGGGTTTGCCCGCCTATCTGGATAATTCTTATCGGCTCTGCACGCTTCACAAGACCAAGAAGTGTCTCACGATTCTCCAAGGCCGCCCTAACATATCTGATTGGAGATTCCTGGTCAGACTGCATATCTGCCCAGGTTCTTTCCATTTCCTTCTTTGCGATGTCTCCATTGCCATCAGATATGAACCAAAATGTTACTTGTTGCTGTCCATCTCTAATTACCCTGGTTACAGGGTCAACAGGTCTAGGCTTTGCACCAAACGCCGCAACAGCAGATGCAACTTTGAGATTTGTGGTTCCCCAGTAAGTATGGCCTTCCATTTTAGGATTTCATGATCTGGGGATTGAACCCAGTATTCTTATTAACTTACGTTAGGGTATCCAGTGGCACTGATGTCCAGGGTAACAAAGGCATCATTGCTCTTGTTAATGGTGATGGAATCAATGCGGAGGGAGCCAGTGCCAATTGCCGTGGTTGCATTAGCCAAGGCGGCCAAGGCGGCTCCAGCAGTCACATTATAAGCACCAGTTACAGCAACAGAGAGGCTGTATCCAGTGGTTGCATTGTAGTATGCAATTCCAACGATGTCGCCAGTCCGATCGCGAATTTCATTTTTCTCAATGTTGCGTGTTTCACTGAAGCTTTGAACTAGTCCAATTCCTTCAGTGGTTGCACCGAATACCAATCCGGGTTGTCCAATAGTCGTTGCGGGCATAGTAATGTCTCCTTTATGTCAAGTTAGGGTTTAGTAAGAAATTTTGATTTAATTATTTCCCATCCAATAGTGAATAGGAATCCACATACAGCAACCATTCCAAGCATTCTGTGCTTCAGAATCTCCAGGGCATTTACTCTGTTCACAAGGTCTGCATACCTGGAAAGGCTCATTTCAAGCATGGCTCCAATGTTCTTTTGGCGTTCTTCCATCCTGGCTAGGCGCTCCTTTATCTCACTAGAGTCATTTTCACTCATAGTTCTGAACCTGCATCTGTGACCCTAATGAACCATTCACCACTTTCATCTTGGTAAGCCTCAATAAATCCCTCATCAAAAAGATAAGATAATGCCCCAATCTTCTCCTCATCGGATACTTTTGACCAATCAACCTCAGAACTCATAAGGCTCCAGCCCTGTCAGCATCTCCCATGGTTGGGGTGTTTGGGTATTTAGTGGGGTGATTGTCTCCCTGCACTTGCACTGGGGAGCATGAGCAAAAAACAAAAGAAGTAGAGATGAACAAAATAGCAATCATTGTGGTGTTGCAAACACATTCAATGTTAAACCTCTTTGCCATGCATCCTTATCTGTTCTTATGGATGGGGTCTGGCTAACAATCCTGGCCATGAATACCTTTGTGCTTGATATTGCATTCTGAATCTTAACCACCAAGGTTGGTGTTTGTTCATAGAATGCATTGAATATATCACAATACTTTGAATCAAAATCCTCCTGGGTGATTTTAACCGCAGTGTCTGAGTAGTTCACCAGAACATTCAAATCATAGACACCAGTATAGTTGCCCAAAAGCTGGGAGTTAATTGATGCCTGGATGGTTATATATGGGAAAAGCCTACCCCCAACGCGATTGGCAGTATAAACATTAACATTGGATACACTGGACAGAATGCTTGCAATGGCATTCTCAAGGTTAAGCTGGATTGATTGGCTCATTTTTTAGCTGTTGCACTTATGTCCAGGGTGATTGTTTTTGACCAGGTTCTATTCTGGGCAATGATCTGTGGGCTTTCACTTGTTACTTTGGCAACATAGACAGAGATGCTTGAAACATTTGTCATGTAAGTTGGCAGGTCTGGAGCCCTGTAAAGCTGGTTCATGATGTCTTGGAATTTAGCATCGAATGCCACCCTGGTAGTGGAATCAGCCCTAGCCGTATAGGTAATGGTTGCTGGAATGCTAAAAACACCAGTGAACGGCCCAAGAATCTCACTTCCAATCTGGGCTTGTGCCACCATATTGGGGAGCAGTCTTGCATCTCCTCTTTCACTTGTGTAGGCATTCAGACCAGTTACAGCAGAGACAGCATTGAGAAGCCCATTCTCAACCTCTCTTTCAATAGAGGCCATAGCTTTAAGTTGTAATCTCTGCCAGGTCTATTGTATAGGAAAGGCCGTCTGTGGATTGTGAGAATCCAGCAATCATCCTTTCAATACCAGACACCGTGCAAAGGTTTCCAATTACAGGGGCAGAAATCATGGATGCACAGACAACTGCACTCTGCGTAATTCTAAAAACATCTCCACCTACATCTAATTCAGATGACACTGCCAGGTCAGTGACACTGGCAGAAACAGCACTTGAACCAAGACCAGTGACAGATTGCCACAGGTCTGTTATCATGTAGTTCAAGTCTGTGCTGAAATAGGAAGTTTGGATTAAGCCACCCACACCCCACCACCCCTGTCAATCTATTATTACAAGCCCCTCAAAATCAAAGACATTCTGAACTTTATGCTCAAATTTCTCTCCATAGAGTCTGCTTGTTTTCCCATCCCTTACAGCAGATGCTAGGATAATTGGGCTTGAATTAACAGCCAGGAACTCTTCTGCATCCCTAACTGCCTTTGCCATATCCTGTATTGTTGGAGCAGTGTAAGTTCTGAGCCCCTGGATGGTTACTTCTTGGGGGCATAAAACAATAACCTTATCTATTCCAAACTCTCTTACTGCATCTTGTATAATTAAAGTTGGGTCTCTTTTGTATGATTGGCTTATGCCAAATGGTGCAACCAGGACATAATTTGAAGGGAGCCCTTCTGCTGGTGTTTTCTCTAGCTTGTCCAGAATGATATTGGTTTTATCTGCATCCTTGATTGAGTTGTGGGAATAAACAAAGTCATGCCAGGTCTTTTTGCTGTTTATAAACTCTTCATACCTAGTTGGCCAAATCTCCAGGTCAATAGTGACTCCCTGCCTGTGGCCAGCCTTTACATAAGAAACCATTTCAAAGACGCCATGATATTGGGCATAGCAATCAAAGAACACATCATGCCCTTGGTCTGCTAAATACTTGCAAGCTGGAAGGCATCTAAGCACATCCCCAAGCCTCTGGCTGTATTTGATTGTTCTAGGCTGAATCATCAGCAACGCTCTTGTCTGTTATGAATGGGAAGTAATCTCTTAATCTAACTGGGCTGGTGGTTTGTTGTAGCTTTTCCCATCCTTCAACAAGCCCTTTATATCCATAGAAATCTTCCTTAAACTCTACCTGCTCCCTGGTGGCATAGGCAAAATGTTCAAAGGTTAAGCCCCAGGCTTCTGTCATTCCCCTGGGAATCATCAGCCCATTCACATTTAGCTTGGGTGGCTCATGGCTAACAAACTCAATGCCCCTTCCCCACTTCCAGGCTCTAAACCATTCATACCAGTTGGAGCCCAAGCCCTCCCTGGTCACAACCTTTTTACTTTGCCCAACATAGTAATTGCAATGGAACTGCATTGCTCTGCCTTCTTCACATCCCTTCAAATGCCCATAGATTGCATCAAGCTGGTCTGCTCTCCAAATTTCATCAGCATCAACTTCCATAACCACACCTTTTTCTACACCCTGCAAAGCCTCTTTAATCATGGCCAACTTTCCCGGGAAAGGCTTGGCTTGCCAATAAACAGAAACATTGGGCTCTTTAATGCTGTTTAGATATTCATGGGTTCCATCAACACTCACAAAGTTCTTGTGCCATTTATCTGGAACCTGCTTGCACCACCTGGTGCATCCCAGGGGTTCTGAAACTCCCTCTACAATTCTCCACTGCCAGGGAATCTTTAGTTTCTTGAACTCATCAAGATGCCTGTTTATGTATGGCATCCCATTGAGAACAATGGTGAAGATTGTCAGCATTTTAGTCTGCCATAGATAACACTGATCTCTGAGCAAAAAGAAACAGAGTCATATCTGTAGCATTCAAAGCCAATAGACTTGAACCAATCCTTAAACTCCTCAAGCCAACGATCTGAGTAGTGTAGCTCAATGGCAATTTCTTTTAGATTGTGGACATTCCCAATTTGTAATAGATGGGCTTCATCGCCCTCAATATCACATTTAACATGGGTAATTGAATTTTCAGTTATCCAGGAATCCATTTGGAAGGCTGAGTCTGCCTTTTCACACAGGAACTTCCCTTGTGGGTATTGCTGTGAAAGGGTTGCAATGTCTCCCTGGTTGATGTCCACACCCATGTAAAATTCTGGCTTTTGAGACAGGAAATGCTTTGCTGTTCCATTTCCATCCTCCCTCTCTGCTTGAGTCCAGAATGCACACCCTAAATCCAGAACTCTGCCCCTAGCAACATTGAGATGTTCCCAATGAATCTGAGGGGCTTCTGATGTAATTATTCCTTTAATCATAGCTGAAATATGGCGGCTCCATTCCGCACTGACCAATCTTCCCACAGCAGTTTTGAAAAGCCTTTCAGCTTGTTGTAATTTGCCAGGTTCTTAATGTCATTCACATCATACAATGCAATAATTGCTTTTTCTGCCAGGAATGGCCTCACACATCTAAGCTCAGCCTCACCAGAAAATGGGGAGCCATCAATCAGCACAAAATCAAAATTCACCTTATGCTCTATATGGATGTCCTCGATTGCGTTTGTTTGAAATTGTTGTGCTGTCTTAAAACATTCAGAATACCAACCATTCACGACTTCCAATGGATATTGATTTAGATTGGTTTTTTGGTTCGTATAAAATTCAAGCACATCCATTTTGTTCATCCACAATTCTCTAGTAACAGCAGAACCATAAATGGAAACGCCGCCTCTTGCAGATAGGTTCATTGAATGCCTACCAATGCGATCTGGGTGGTTCTCAATACTGAATAGCCTTTTTGTCCTAATGCATTGGGTTGAGCCATCCCCAGTTCCACCACCAATCTCTAAGCCAACATCTAGTCCCTCACTATACTTGGCAAGGGCTTTGCCAAATGAATCATGAATGGTTACTTCTTGCATTTTGCCGCTTCCGCTAATGCTTTTTTGATTGCGTACTCAATCACAGCTTCTGGGTCATGCTTTAAGGCAAGCATCCCAGCCTCATACAATTCCCTCCCCGCCTTCTCATCATAGGTAATATCAACCTTCACATACTTGGTGGGGTCGATGCGAGACTTGCCAAATTTAATTATACCAAGTTCCTTGGTATTCTCACCCTTCTTGGATTTTCTACACCCAATTATTTGCTTTGCGTTTTTCATATATTGCTTTTCCTTTCTCGTAAAACTCTGGCTTGTTGTGGTGAACAAGTTGCTGGTCTGCTTCTTTCCCAGTGTGGATTGGGTTCTCATGAATAAATTTCAAATCCTTTGCCTCAATAACAACTTGGTCGGCATAGGCTCTTTCTGTGAATTCATTGTCGGAATACAAACCATCGGATTCCTGGTAGTCTGGATGGAATAGCCATCCACCCTGGGTCTCAAGCCTCTTTTTGTTTAGAATAGCCATACAGAGTAGGTTATCTGACCTGTAGCCATCTGATACTGCCAAGACTTGATCGGTGGTTTTAGAGCCAATTAAAGAGCAAATAGAGGCATCCCAGTGCCTTGGTGGAGCCCAATCATCGGACATCTGCACAATGATGTCTGAATTGGCCAGTTTTGCCCCCTGGTTCCAGGCATTGATAATGCCACCAGGATTGCACCTAATCGCCTGGTGTGGGGTGTAATCAGTGGAGTCATCATGATCTACCATGAAAAGCCATTCTACCTCCAGGGGTTTCTCGGCCAATGAAAGCCATTGGAACCTCCTCTGCCAGGCAACTTGTGGTCTCCCCCTAGTTGCATGAACCATGGTGATTCTTGGGGCTGGCTTTAACTTTTTCATCTTGGCAACCTCATCAGCCTTCCCAACACAAGCTGAAGCAGTCTCATATAAGTCCATTGATTGCCAACCATAGATTGCCTCAACTTGGTTCCAGTAATGTGAGGATGGTCTGGGTAGGCTCATGGCCGCCCTGGCTGAACCCCATGCCTTAATCCATTGACCTCTTCCAGCATATTCCAATGCTGTCCAGTAGTGTGCCTCTCTTCTGTCTGGCTGGAGTGTAATCGCCTGTCCAAGATATTTCAGCCTGTTCTCTGGCTTTGCACATCTGCCCATATTGCAAAGAACATCATATCTTAATGTGTCCTCAAGGTCTTTGAACATTAAGGCCATTTCACCAAACTCCAGGCACTTGTCCCAGTTCATGGAAAGGAAATGCTCTTGCTGGGTATAGTATAGGGAGTTGGGGGCTGGCTCCAGGGTGTCTTTTAAGATTGTAAGGTTTCTGTCTGCTGATGCCTTTTTATATCCATGTGGCTTGTGAACCCTAACCACTTTGTCCACCCCAAAAAGTTTGTCTGGCTCATTGGCAATCAAAGCTTCATGAACCCTGTTCTTCCATTTGCATTTGCCTTTTCTGCTGGCCATTTCCCTCAATGGTATAAGTCCAGCATTCTGAACATCGTATCTGAATGCAACCAAATCTGCCCCTCTTTTGTTTGCCTCTTCAATGGCATTATCTACCAGGGCTTCTGCCCCTGGTTGCATCACATCATCAGCATCCACCCACAAAGCCCACTCATTCTTGCAAGCCTCCAAGGCCGTATTTCTGGCAGAGGCAAAATCATCTACATGATTCCAGCCATTGTTTTTATTTTTATAATGAACAATTCTAGCACCGTGAGCCAATGCAATCTCTTCTGTTTTGTCTGCCTCAAGGCTCCCCCTAGAGATGCAAACAATAAACTCTTCTGCCATTGGCTTAAACGACTCCAAGCACCTGGCAATATAGGCTTCTTCATTTCCAGCTATAAGATAAATTGAAATGTCGTGTTTCATTTGGGATTTCAGTAGGATTTCTAGTTTTTAATTATGGCAATCCGAGGCCAGTTCCGACAGTGGTTTTATATAGGGAATAAACATCCGAATTTAATTGTGTACTCGGAGTTGCATCTATCTTAATGACGGCTGAAATTGTGCCTTGGAAATGATTAGTTCCCAAAAATGGAACAAAACCTCCGATTGCACAATTTGTTCCACTTTTATTTAGTGTGTTATTCAATGAAAATGATGTGACAGTTCCTCCATTTTTTCCCTTAAATCCAAGCGTTGTATTTCCTTGAAACAAAGACTTCCAGCTTGTATCTGCGGCTGTGATTGCACTATCGGTAAAAGCCATTGTTGCTAAATCGTTTCCAGTTGTTCCAGATTTTAAGTGGTAATATGAAACTACTTGTGTTGGGGGATTCCCTGCACCAATAACAACTCTTCCGGTTCCCGCAGTTGGCTGAAAGAATGCTAAAAATGATTCTGCCGAATTTCCCGTGCTAAAGGTGTTGTCTGAAAGTGATATGTAATCATTACTGCCATCAAACACGATTCCATCCGTTCCCCAAGTCGGGCCATCTGTTAGCGTTCCGTTTGAGGCTGATAAGCCTCCCAAGGAATATGCCGTTGTTCCAGTTCCAGCGTTTTGAGCAGAACGCAACAGCCAGCATCTCATATTTGACCAGTAACCCAAACCCTTCATTCCCACTACAAAACTATTGATAGTTTTCTTGTCATCTGGATTCGTTATTCCAGCCGTGGCAAAATAAGCCAAAGCATCGGCATCAAATGCTGGACTAATGCTTAAGCCACCAATCCGAATCCCACCTTTGATCATCATAAGGATTTAACCTTACAGACTTTTAGTCACCAATGGCAAGAACAATTCCGCTATGAATAGAGAATGCTGTGCAAGTGCCAGGAAGATAAATCCCTGCATTGATGGTAGAGGCAGAGGCCGCAGTAGCATTAGCAAGGCCAGAAAGGCCAGTTACAGCAGATGAGATGCTTGAAAACTTTGAATCTGAAATAATATAGATGCCACCAAAACCGCTGGCCAAACTAATGGCTGTTCCAGTTGTAGTTACATACCTAGTTCCTGGTCGAGCGGCGTGGGAAAGTTGATCGTAATAAACAGATGATGTTGTTGGGTCTGCCATAATATGGTTAGGGTGTTGTCAAAAAAGTAGGGGCTGGAAGGTTTTATCCCTCCAGCCCCCACAAGGAACACACCAACAGCAGTCTTTAGGCGAAGCTTGTGGTGATGCGGACGGCCGCGTTAGCATCAATCAGTTTCTCACTGGTGTTCATGCGAACACGGAGAACGTTGGAGCGACGGGCTTCATCACGATAGCTTTCAGAAACAAAACCACCAGGGGCATCAGCCGACCACACCAGGGTACGACCAATTCCACCAGCAGTGAACTGACCACTCTGCACATTGGCAACAATGATCTGCGTATTGGGAACAATGAACCCACCAGAGTAGGCTTTGTTCTTGTTAGCAGAGTTGATTGCGGCCCGACCAACCAAAACCCGCTCAACCCCAAGGGCGGCGGCGATTTCAGCTTCAGCCAGGAGGCGGCCCTTGGTGTCAGAAACAACACCAAAGAACTGGTTCTGGAGTTTGGTTGTGCGGCGGATACGCTCAAACACAGGGGCAGACATGATGATTGTATTTGCTTCGTATCCAAGTTTGTTCAACTCAGTGCGAGCATTTGCAATGTCACCAGCCACATCAATGTTGGAAAGATTCGCATTGGTGTAGGCAGAGATTGCACTCTGGTCAGCAGTTGTGAATGGGGTTGTGCCAGCAAACAGAATGTCGCTTACACGCTTCTCATGGCCAAGTTTAATTTGGCGGAGGAGGAAGCGGGCAGACGATGCTTCGAGATCAAAAAACCTGTCAGCATCTGCGCGAAAACCGTCATCGATTAGCTCTTCGAGGCCATACTCGATCGTGTCGTAGGTGTCAGTCCCAAACGCGCGAACAGCACGGGCGTAGTCAGAAGAGGCTACACGGGGTTTAGAATCATTGTTCAACAGGTCAGCTTGTGCAAGCTGAACTTTGAGATATTGGCCGCTCTTGGCAGGGACGGGAAGCAAAGGAAGAACCTCTGCTCCAATCAAGCCAGTCTCGGTATTAGGAGCCTCGATCAACGCCTGGTTGATATCGGCCCTTACGGTTGTGCCACCAGAAATAAAACTCATTTTATTATTATTCTTTCTTGGTTATGGGTTAGAACATTGGCACTGCAATTTCAATCACAGCAGAAGTCGCAGTAGCGGCTTCCAATGCAATTCCAGCAGTAACAAGGTTTGCCGCCAGAGTGGTAACCTGGCCAGCGGCATCGAATTTCATCACATCACCCACAGCGGCCACGCCACTGACGGTTGCGAAGAACGTAGGATGAAAGAGCTTGACGGTCACATAACCACCAGCCGTTACATCTTCCAGGGTTGAACCAATGGCTTTGGTTGCACCAGTCACAGCCACATCAACGCCACCAGCAGTGGTCGTAGAAGGCTGAACCATGCGAAAAGCCGAGATAGCGGACGATGTTGAGAAAGTCCGATACCCACTATCAATTTGTGTACTCATTTTCTATTTATCCTTTTGTTAGATGTTCTTAATGCCACGGCTAAGAGCCTCAGCATATTCTTTGGGGTTTGAAAGCATGACGGCCTTCATGGCCTTCAGCTTCGAAGTCTTATATTCTGCATGAGCAGAAACAAGACCTTCAAAGTTCTTTGGCTCCTCTTTCTTTTCAAGAGCAACCTCAACAGCGGGTGACGCAGGAATGGGCTTGATGCCAAACTGGGTCAGAACTTTTTTAACAACTTCTGACATCTCAGATTCATCTTCCTTTTCCTCTTCGTCTTCTTTTTCAACAACAATAGTGGGGGCTTCTTGAGCCTGGACAACTTCCTCTTTCTTGGAATCGTCCTTAACCACTTCGTCTTTTTTCATTTCATCCTTGGGTTTCATAGAATCCTCAAGGGCGGATAGGCGAACTTTAATTTCATCCATATCCTTTTTATAATCATAACCTTCTTTATTTTCCATTGCTTCTCCTTGTTTTGTCAAACCATCACCTTCAACAACTGCATTGGGCAGGTCAATGGGGATTGGCTTTCCTCCGGCCATATAGCCGAGTTTCTTTTCTGCTTTTACGCAAGAACCTGGTTCATAGGGTTTGGAGCCTTTTGCTGGCTTGTAACCATCCCAACATCTTAATTCTTTTACTTTCTCCATGAACTTAATCATTTCCTCAAACAATCCATTGGTTGCCGCTGGGCTAGAGACCAGGTCAGCAGAGGCAATGCTTTGGGGTCTGATGTAGTCCTTGCCATTGATTGATTCACTCTCATTCACAAATGCCAGGGAGATTCCAAACTGGTCTGGAGCCTCATCTGCCATCTCTTTAATCAATCCATAGTGCTGGCTGTTCTTCAAAAGCTTTAGGTCTGCAACCAATTTATTGCCCTCAATCCTGGCATTCCTTGCAAAGCCGACGACTGCATCCAATCCAGAGCCGTGGTTCATCTTGACCTTCACTCCATTGGGAGCCTGTTTCATGATGTCCATTGCCTTCTCCAGGCTGAGTTTATCCACAAACAAGTCGTGCCCCTTAGCCTCACCAATCTCAAGAATGCTTACTCCACCAAAATCATTTGCCTCCATTTCCTCATCCCCACATTCCATCTCTTCCTCATCTCTGTAGGTGCTATAAGCCACAGCCGCCCTTTGGGTCTCATCTGGGAATTTTGCCACAGCTTCTTCATCTCCCATGAATCGAGAAACAAAGTCCTGTTCGGACTCATCACCACTAGGTAGGGGCAGGGGCATAAATGCCCAGGTTATGTCAAAGTAGGTCGCCGTCAGCCTGGCGGTAGGATTCTTTCACCTTACCACCACCTGCCATGAGCAGAAACTTGTTCACCCTAGCCAATGCCCAGGCATTCCTAGAGTTGGGCTTACCACCACCAATGGTTGGCCTAAAGCTTGTTGAGTAGGCTCCAGCACCCCTTCTAAATACTTTCTTTAGGGCTCCCAGGGATGGGGCTTTCTTGCCAGGGTTCTTGTCTTTCCATTCCTTTAGCTTGTTCTTGATTGATTCCTCTGCACCCTCCCCAATCTCAATCTTTCCACCAGTGCTTTTTGTAGCCGCTGAACCTGGCTTGTTCTGCTCAGAACCCTTGATTCTTTCCTTTGGTGGGGCTGGAGTCTGAGAGGCAGACTTTGCACCTGGTCTGGCTAGTTCCTTTTCTTTGGGTGGCTCACTACCAAAGAGCCTTCTCCACCATAAGTCCTTAGTCTCCTGGTAGGATTCTGGAGTAAAATCTTCTTCAGTTATTAGCATAACTAGAATTTCAGCTTCGGCCCTCGGAGCTCGTTGTAGGCGTCATATATATCCTTAGAATATCTTTTGCCAGCCGTGTGTCCAGCAAAAGTTTCAGCCACAAATTCCAGTGGGTCTGTTGTGGCATATTTGCTTACCTTGGCCGCCAATGGCCTAATCCTGGCTCGTTGCTCTTTAGGTAGCTTGCTCCACGTCCAAATGTTATTAAACCCATCTCTGCCAATTATTTGTCCATGGAGTGAATGCCCGTGCTCATGTGCAACAACGCTTGGAGAAGCCCAATGACCAGATTTAACTGAAAGCACGATGGAATCAGAAAACTCTGTAATCTGTCTATATCTTGCACCTTTAGCATGATTAAATTCAACCTCTTGATAATTGCTTCTCCCTGTTGCCCAGGCAACCGCACTGCCCATAATCATTCCCCTGCCAAGGCTTTTAGGGGTTCCATATCCAGCCTTCTGAAGGTCGGCCACCTCTTTTTGTATAAGTTTTGCGGCATCAATATGATCTGGCAAATCAACATATTTAATGCCCATTTTTAGAAGTTCATTCTCAACCTTTTCAACGGCCTTCTTTTTCTTAACAGATGTATTTCTTCCCTCTTTTTCTTGTGGGGGAGTCTTGGATGGGGGTGGAGGAGTTTTGCCTGTAGGTGCGGAAGGAGGAGGAGGCGGTGGAGGAGCAGGTGGCTTGGGTGCTGGAGGGGCTGGCTTTTTAATGATTTTGCCACCTGGTCTCTTGGGGCTATATCCACCAACAAGCTTTGGCCTTCCATAGCCAGAAGAACAGGTATTCTTATCATCAAAAGTTCCATCGTCCTTCATTCCGCATGGGTTTAGAATTTCTTTGTCATCAGCAAATTCAGTTTCATCTTTTGGTTCTGAAAGGTTCTTGTCTCTTGATTCCATCTGGCCAACAACTTTCTTTGCCCAGGAATAGCCAGCATCTCCACCCCACCCATTCCAGGCTTGCCAGCCCTTGCCCTGCTCATCCCAGGTTTCACCCTTCTTATCGACTTCATGGCGATCAAAGAATGCCTTCATTCTGCGGACGGTGTCTGGAGAGAACTTAACCCCATTGATCAAATCCCTAGCCCTGGCAATGCCCACAGGAGTCATGCCCTTTTGGCTGGCTGGCTTCTCTTCCCTTACATCCAAAGCCCTCTTGGCTGACTCCCTGGCTCCTTCTGGAGGGGTAAAATCAATCCCATCATACTTGCCCAACTCAATGCCACCCATCATTCCAGCAATCAGCATTTTCCATTCATGCTGGCTGAGATTCTGAAGTTCTTCTAAATTACTTTTTTTTTGAGAAAGCCCTGTTGGGGCAACTGGGGCTTTTGGTGTTTCTGGAACTGAAGCCCCACCCTGGCCTTCATCCTGTTGCCCATCCTGGGCGGCTTGCTTTTCTTTTTCTGTGGTGGGAATGATTTTTCCAGACTGCACACCAGCAACAATGCCAATGGCCTGTTCCCTTGAAATGGTTGGGAAGGCGGCCGTAATAACTGAAACTGCGCCCTCCTTGGACAACGCACCAGCCGCCACTGCATTGATAACATTGATAAGGGATGCAACCTGGGCTCCATTGAGGCTTTGCCCAATAACATCCTCTTGGCCTTCCACCTGCTGGCCGTCTTGGGTTGTTTGTCCTGGTTGCCCTGCCTGTGCTGGCTGGCCTGTGGGCAAAAGAATTTCAGAAACTGCCTGGGCTGGAACTCCATATTCCTTTGCCAGGTCTTGAATCATCTTAGTTTCAATGGCTCTCGCCCTAAAGGCCGCTTCAACATCCAGCCCTTTCTCTGCATAGATTGAACTTGCAGTAGTCAGTCCGGCCTTAAACTCTGCAATGTTTGCCATAGATTCCCGTCCCAGGTCGATAGAAACATTGGCTCCAAAATTGAAAATGCCCTTGGTTGTTTTGGCTCCATTGCCACTGATCATTCCCCTAGCCACACCATCAGCAATAACAATGTTCTTTATTGGATTCAGAACCTTATCATTAAGTAGCTTCTGGTATCTGTTGAAGGTTCTTCCAGCCTGTTGCATTTCAAGCCTAGCTGTGGGGCCGGACATGGCAGATGGGTCGACAGCAAAGGAGTAGGGGATTCCAAGTCCCATGCAGATATTTCTCAATAAGATTTTATGAAACTCTGCAAAGGCTCCACTGGGTCTGCTGGGGCCGTCTGGGAAAATGATGTCCTCTCCTGGCTCCAAATAGCTGACCTTGCCAGATTCCATTGATTCCAATTTGATTTGTTGGTTATCAAAGTTTTCCTCTGTGGTTAATGCACTAAGGTCAGAGGCGTTGTTGTTTGACCTCTTCACAACTGCACTCTGGGAGCTGGCAACCTTCGCGGCCAGCTTTTCAAAATTCACAATATCATAAATATCAGTGGCATCATTGATGGCAGTGTGGAAAGCAGACACGCCCCTGTATTGGTCAATCCGAAGTGGGTCAAAATAGTGGAATGCCTGGCTGGCTGAAATGGTTACCTGGTAGGAGTAGAAATCCCCAATGCTACGATTGTAAATATCATAAGCAGTGGGAGCCCCAGTGTCCCTATCAATATGAATGCCACCAATAAGCTCCAGGCTTGTATAAGTTTTGTATGGGTCACCGAGTCTATCAGATTCAATGCCCTGGAGTTTTAAGTCTCCATTCTTATCTCTGACCAATACAAAAAGGAAATCTCCATCACGGAGCATGGACATGGTTGCAACCTGCATAAGCGTTGAGCCTGTGTGCCTGGTTGATAGGTCGCAATTATTAAACCATTCATTCCAATACGCCTCAATCTCAGTGTTGGTCTTGGGGTTGTCTGTCCTGGCTTGGTATGTAATGTTTGATGCAACATGACTTGCAAACTTCATCAATATGGAGCGAACCAGGCCATTGTTTTCTGCCAAGTCTCTTGCCCTCTTCATCAACTCTACACGATCATAATTTGATCTAAAGTCCTCTGCACCAGATAGATTGCTCGGCCCCCGCCTCTCCCTAGTGTATTTTACTGCATCATATTCAAACTTGGTAAGGGCTTTTTTTGCCATCAGCCTTTGAACCCCAGCCTGGGGATTTACAAATGAAACAAGCTTATCCAGGAATGTTTGTTTAAGCTTCATGGGCCGAATTTTGCATAGGTGGTTCTAATTCTTGTGCCAGATGCAGACTGAATAGCAAGAGTCAATTCAGCAATAATCTCTCTAACCTCAGACAGGTTTGCCCTGCTGAACGATCTTCCAGCAATTGAATAACTTGCACCAGCCACCGCAATTGCCTCTAGACATGAAACATACTTGTCACGCAGGGAATTTAAGGTGGCGATGGGTAAGCCAATGAAATCACCCTTCGCCATTATTCTCAATCTCCTCTGTCAAGCCTGCGGGCATGATCTTCAGCCTCTTATGCAAAGCCGCACCCACAATGGCCATGCATTCACAATCAAGTAAGTGGTTGTGCTTGCCTATCTGCTTCCATACCCTCCTGGTTCTGCCCGTCATGGGATTCCTAACCTCTACCTTTGTTTCAGATGAAATGTGAACCTTCCAAACTTCTGGTGTGTCCTCTGCAATAAATCCATCAGTTTTCAAAAGGTTAGATAGGATGTCTTTGATGGCTGGGTTTGACCACCGCCAAACTGGGCAAAGCTTCCATTTCCAGCCCTCCCTGGAGCCAACATTCTTACCACTGAATGGGTCTCCATTGGCAATCCTAGCAAATGGTCTTTGAACCCTCTGCTCCCCCACAATCTCTGAGAAGCTTGATTTGTCTGAACCAACCAGGGCAATAAAACCCCATTGGCAACAATGCAAATAAACATCACGGGTTTGGTCACCAGAATCAATGAAGGTTGCTTTAGGCTCAACATTGAACTCATCTGCTTTGGCTTTGATGTCTCCCCAGGTTTCAAGCCTCCCAGCCCACACCAATCTGCTTTTGCCGTCCATGTCCCAAGCCCTCACAACACACCAGGCATGGAAGCCGCCGGCCTCTTGAATATCACAAGCCATGACAAGCTTCTCACCCATGTTCACTTCACCAAGTTTATATTTGCCTGGTATAATCTCTACCCTCTCTTGGTCATGCTCCATCCAAGGTTCTGCAAGAACCCTATTCACAAAGTCCTGTAGCCCTATGATTCCGCTGTGCTTGTCCTGTAAGAATTTAACTGCCAGGCTTCCAAAGGTTACCCAAGGCGGATATAGGCCATTCAAATGATACGATCTTCTGCCTGGCTCACCCTTTGGGTTGGTTGGCCTCCACTCACCCTGCCTCAACATCATTGTTTTGTGTCCATCCCTAATTGGCTTCTGGCAGTTTTCACATTCATAGTAGGCTGAATTTTTTACAATCCCAAAGTCATACACTCCATCTTCAAGCTTTGCCTTTTCATCCCACTTCACTCTCTCCCAAATAAGCTTTTGTTTGTGTCCACAATGGGGGCATGGAACAAAGAAGAATCTCATGTCTCCCTTCTGCCACTCTGCCCAGATGATTGAATCTGCTGTGGTTGGTGTGCTGGTGGAAACAACCAGGTGGTTTGGATAGGTGGCAACTCTGGCTTCTGCCAACTGCAATGCTCCAGCCTCTTTTGAATTTGTGCCATCACTAAACTTATCAACCTCATCGAGCATCAAAAGTGAAACCGACCTGGAGGAAAGATTGGCTGGGCTGTTTGAGCCAACGAACCAAAGGCTCATTTTTCTAAAGTGCTGTTCGAGTATCTTTATTTTATCTGTGTTCTCTGGCTTTTCCTTTGCCAGGATTGGGCAATCGTCCACCATTGGCAACCACCTGGTTTCTGAGAATGATCTTGCCAGTGCTTCAGATGGCATCACCCAAAGTGCTGGGCATGGTTCAACTGCCAGCCTGTAGGAAAGCCCTGCAAGAATTGTGGTTGTCTTGGATGTCTGGGCTCCCCACACCAGGGTAATTCTCCTAACAGAATCATTCCCAAAAGCCTCCAGGGGCTCCCTCACATAGGGAGTAAGATTTGTGCTGTACGGGCCTGGAATGTTTGTGATTCTTGGTGAAAGAACTAGACTCTGCTCACACCATTCTGAAATTGATAATTGCTTCTTGGGAATCAAGAAGCTTTTCATGAAGGGTACAAGCTTCATTCATCTCTTAACCAGATAATCTTTGGCATATGCCCAAGCTGGGTTCATATGGATTTGATGATGGCACTCGAAGCACACCGCCAAGAAAAACTCTACCTCGTTGAGCCTATCCCCAAACCTCCCTCGCCTATGGTGAACTTGGCTCGCCATCTTGCAACGGCACACTTGGCAGACTGGATTTTTGGTTAGAAACTTCTCTCGCACATCTTTATAGACTTCGTTCTGGCCTTTTCTCTTTGCAGATACTCGGCGTAGTTTCCCACCTCGCTTGAGAGGGGTTTTGCGTTTAAGTGGAGAGCGTTTCATCGGTCAAAGTATGGAAGCACTATTCCAAGGATTGCGATTGCCACCAGCAGAACAATAAAGCATTCATTCATTTGAATGCTTCATCTTCTGTTTTTTGGATTGTAAGCATCAATTGATCTACTGCATCTTGGATTGCTTTTTTGGAACATTCTGGGTCGCTTGGGTTTGCCCTGGTTGCGACTGACGATGGCATAGCATCCAGTAGTGAACGGATTTGAGAGAGGAACTTAGAAAGAGTTTCTTGAACTTCGTCTGCCGAAAGTGTTTGTCGAAGCCTAGTCTTTTCTTCTTCATGGCATCTCCTGGCATCTTCATATCCCTTCCTTGCTTCATTGTGGGCATGGATTGCGGCTTTGATGTGGAAGATGTTGTCTGTTTTAAGGGCTTTCCCAACCTTCCTGGCCGCTGATAGTTCAATTCTTTCTGCCCTAAGAACTCTGCCCAGGCTTGTTGTTGCTGATATATCCTCATCAGAAAAACCTGCTGGTTCTGGTTCTTCCTGGTTGTCTTTGGTTGGCTCCACTGGAATGGCGTGCTTCTTTGGCATCTTCATGTTCTCCAGCCTCCATCTCATGGCTGAAGCTTCTGATTCCAGGGGCATTCCCCTTTTCACCATTCTTGAAACCTGCCCTGGGCTGTAGCCCCATTTCTGGCAAAGCTCTTTTTGACTTATCATAAACTAGTTTAACTGCTGAAGGGTAATCTTCATTCATTACAAAGGCTTGCCACAGGCTTGGCATTTCTCACCATCTTCTTTTTTGCCCTCATCCTCTGGGGCTGTTTGTTCCATTAGTTCTGCCAATTCATCAGCACCAAACCCTGTAATGTCTAAATCAACTTCTCCAGTATCCAATTCCTCAATTAGGTCTTTGAGTTGTGGCAGGTCAAACTCACCACTCAATTTATTCAGTGCAATGTTTGCTGTCTTTTCTTTTTGCTCATCCAGCCACACTGCCCAGACATCTACAACATCAACTCCCATGGCCATATAACATTTGAGCCTTTGATGTCCTCCAACAACCCTGCCTGTTTTTGCATTCCAGGTGATGGGCTGGAGATTCCCCAACTCATGCAGAGATTTGGTTAATCTGCCCAGGGCATCTGAAGAAATTTTTCTGGGATTGTATGAGGCTGGTAAAAGTTCAGAGATTTTTTTCTGAACTAGCATTGGGTATTTTTGTTCTTTATTCATAAATCTTTTTACATCAGTTTTTTACAATATGGTTTTTCAAGAAACTCTCACAAAATGATCGTGGCTCGGAACC